CAAAAGTTATCCTTGACGGACTGTGGACCTCGCGTTGGTTCAGACGTTCAAGAACCCTCCCACCACACTTTGGGTGATGTGGCTGGGGGTCAAGCTAGCCCTAACCGTCCGCCGCCGGCCGACACACTTCCTGCGAGTCCCTCCTCGATCATACGTAAGTATAATTTTGATCGAGTTGAGAGTCAAGCAGACACTTTCCTGAAAGCATTCAGCATTCGTTTCAACGTAGTCATACCCCCTGAGGGGAGAGACAACTTCAGAACACTTGCCGCTACAGGAAACCTCAAAACTGAGATTAAGTATGCATTGGCCCAGCCTCTTGCTGCTCTCACACGCTATGGTTCCAACCCCGTACTCGAAATGCCTCCTCGTCCCTCTACCGTTGACGAGCAGTATGATGGCTTTGATCGGTTTTTGATATTGGACCTCCTGAGACTCAACTCGACTCACAGAATGCGGATTTATTCCAAACTCTGTGAAACGAAGTTCGATGGTCTTCGGAAGGTACCGACCGTTCGCTCTCAAAAACTGTGCTTCGAGCTTTTCCAAATGAAGAACATATGTCCACAATTGACCCTTGATGAGTTTGTCTCCTCAGTCAACGACCACTATGAAACTCTTCAGGAACCTAGCAATCCACCATTGACACTCCGCGTTGAACGGGTTGTTGACACACTTGCTAAAGCCCTCTTTCCCGATGTCATCGTCTTTGACAAAGCTCCACCTGGCAAGCTCACCGATAGGTCAGCATTGCTTGGGGGCCGCTTTGACAATGTACGTTTGTTTTCCGGGCAGGGGTTTCGCAAGGTGATCGGCGAACCGGGTCTCGGTTTGGAAGGGTTCAACAAAAAGACAGGTCTGTTCGATGATCATCCCTACTTCAGGTTGGTCAATCGACAACAACAGATCATGACGCACATACGCATTGCACCCGACGTTCTGGATAGTATGAACTACTCTCCGAAACTCGGCGTCCAGACGCTCTACAGACAGACCGAACGGGTCGATCTGGAAGAGTTTGTCATGCGTGCCGCACTGTCTGACATGGAATCCCTCACCGCACCCAACAACAAGGCTGACGTGGTTGGTCTTCTGGAACCTTTGAAGGTCCGAACAATTACTATCGATTCGGGCATTCACAGGTATCTTGGCTCCCGTATCCAGAAAGTTCTCTGGCGTACTTTGGCCGAGATCCCCATCTTCCATCTGATAAAGGGGGCCCTGGTCGAAAATGTCCTTGACTTTCTCGTACCTGGTCTCTCCTTTGTCTCTGGAGATTACAAAGGGGCCACTGACCACATCTTCCACAACATGACCGACACATGGATAAAACAGATTCGAGCGAGACTGGCGATTCCGCCAGACCTCGAAGAGGTCTTTGATACTATGTGGCATGACTTCAC